GAAAAGAACCAGGCACATAACCAAATCATCATGACTTCCTGTTTCTGCTTCATATGAGGCATTTTTAGAAATAAAAGTTACAAGTTCTCTCATAATATCGATGTCATTAATTAACAATTTATCCGATTCTATCATACTTTTTAAAATAGAACATCCAAGTCTTTTAACTACTTTTGTTGTTCTTATTCCAAGTTGGGTATCTGAGTTACCAAATCCACCATCTAGAGTTTGACCCTTTCTCCCCCTAACAGAAGAAATAAGAACATTTTCGTATTCTAATTCTTTATACAAAATATCTGCTACTTGACCGCCTATATCATTTATTTCCACTAATACAAATGCCTCGTTGTATTCTCTGGAGGTATTCATAATAAGATTAGGATATATCATAGGAGATATCATGTTGTTTCTAAAAACAGCAATAACTTTATAGGGGATTTCTGTAACATCAATTACACAAAAAGCACTATAATCTATGCCTTGACCTCTAGAAGTATCAACTAAAGTTATGTAACTGTGTTTTTCTTTTGGTTTTTCATATACTCGCAAGCCTTCATTATTTTTGTAAATTGGATTACGGAATACCAAAGTCTTTAATTTATTTGCACTAATAAGTGTATTTGTAGAACCAATGAAATCGCATTCGTGTTCTGTACGGAATTTATCTTCGGAACCTAAGTTACGAATTTCTTGTTCGCGCCAAACTTGATCTCTACCCGGTACTTGACTCCAATGGATTTCTACATTCTTAAAGTCATTTCGATGTTCGGCAGAATCTACCCAAATCTTATAAAACAAATTTAAACCATTTGGTGTAGAAATTATTACTAATTTAGTTGTCTTACCTGAAGTAATAGTCGGAAACACTGATGTATAGAAATCGTTTGCTATGTTTTCAGGAACGTGAGCAAACTCGTCCAACATGATTAAATTAAAAGATCCACCACGAATAGCAGATGCAGAAGTTGCAGCTGCAATAATTCTAGAACCGTTTTCCAGTTCTATGCTCATTTTGTTCCATTCCTTAATACCTTGTTGCAACCATTTTGGTAAATACTCATATGCAACCTTGAGTCTATCCATGTGCAACTTTGCCACAGTTTGCTTGTTAGCCAAAATAGCAACATTACTTGTGGGATTAAAAAGTATATACCAAAGAATATAAGCAACTAAAGTAGTAGATTTACCGCACTGGCGAGGCATTTTTCCAATAGTAAATCTGTTGTCATTAATAGTGTTAACAAACAACTCTTGAAAATCAAACATGTTAAAATTAATAAGCCCTTGATCAAGACTTACAATTTTTACGTAATTCTTTATAAAGTAAATTGGATCTTGAGAGCACTTAACGTATTCTTCAACTTGTTCCGGTGTGAAGGATACTTGTACATTTGCTCGTTTAAGATTTGGATTACCAAGATATGTTTTTTCTTTATTCTGCATCTATAATATCGCCATTATGTTCTAACTTCTCAATTTCTTTCATTTTACCCTTTAAGAGTTTTTGCAGTTCTGCCGTGCTTCCCACAAAAATAGAATTGTTTGTTATAGTATTTCCAGAGTTTGTGGTTTGTGGTTGATCACCCTTAATTGTTTTCATTTTGTTATGCATATCCAACAAATCTTTGTTGGTGTCTGCAACAGTTTTAATTAGTTGAGCAAGAACTTCATATGCTCTTGGTTGTTCCGTTTCTGATGCCAAATTGAGAATACCATCAATAGCAGTTGTACCTTTATTGATTAGTTCTTTTAAATTATCTCTAACGGTTAAATAATCTTTATCCAAATCTTGTTTTTGTACGGTTATTTCCGTAGGTTTAGTGATTTGTTTTTGTTCTTGTTCTTGGGTTTCAATATTAAATTGTTTTTGTAATTCATCAAAAGACATAATTTATCCATTAATATTCTGTAATTGTTTGTTTTATATCGTAATCGTCGCTCGGTAAAACTTGCACACCAGATTTTAATTCTATTTTGTCTCCATTAGTATCCAAAACATAATCATCGTTGGTATCTTTTAAATACACTACTGGTTCTATGTGTATATTTACTAATTTCTTTGACATATTAATCCAAATCGAACAAGTTTACATCTATTGTTTTAATTAGATTGGCATTCTTTACTGGACCATAATAAGGAACTCTAATTATGTATTTAAGTTCCCATATTATAGTTCTTTGAGAATCATCTTTAAAAGAACCTTCAAATTGTTGATCCGGTTCAACGGAGAGTAAAGTAATAGGAATATCAATTTTTTCATATACATCATTTAATATTCCCGGCTTTATTGTTATTGTAAATTCTGGAGTAAAAAATGGTATAATTTGTTCTATTATTTTTAATCCATCGTCCATTGTTCTAGAATAAACGAACAATGAAAATGACAATTTATATGGAACTTCATTAAAATGATAGTTCAAAGTAACATCACCATTTGTTTGAATTTTTTCTGCTGCTCTTTTTACAACACTATTCTTTTTACGTTCGGTATCATATTCAAACCCAGTCATCATAAAAGACATTCTTGGTATTCCAAGAGCAGTAGCATACGCAACAGGATCATCTAATTCTAAATTTAAACGCTCCATCATTCTTTCTTTTGGAGCATATGTTAATGGAACTTTTATTTTTTTATAAGTGTTTCCAGAACCACGTTCTATGTAAATGTTATTAAACAGCGTACCAAAAGCCGCTGTTATCTTTTTTGTAATTCCGTGGTAGAATGTGGTAAACATTAATACTTATTCTCCGAGAATGGATCTATTTCAGTAAAGTCGATCAAATCTCTTGTACCAGATTGAAGTATATCGTTATCGCTTTGTTGTTTTGTATCTTGAATGGATGTGATGGTTTCGTCCACTATGCCATCGGAATTATAGTCCATTTGTTGTGTAACAGTTTGGGTCATATTTGTTTGTATTGAATCTATTTCGGATATGCCGGTATTCAAGTTTTCGTAAGAGTACTTGAAGAGTTCGCATTCTAATTTATATGTGTATAATTTTCCAAATTGATAAAATACTTCTTTGTTATCTACATATTTGATTTCAAATAAACCTTTTGAAAAAGGGTGAAAAATTAAATCACCCTCCATTGGATTGCTTATTTGAACTGGGCGATCTGTCATAACTGCAAATCTTGCGGCCTCTTTTTGAAATCTTTTTTTAGAAACTACTAAACTTAAAGTATCTCGTATCTCTAAACCAAATTTAGAAATAACTTCTCTTTCTCCCGAAAACCCAGAATAGTTATCCATAAACATTTCAATTTCAATAGCATCTTTAAAATACGAAGTGGAATCTTCACCAAATAAAGAATCTAAATTAGCAAACCTTCTGGGAATGTAATAAACATTTATACCATTAATTTTGATGGATTCTTCTATTAAATCTTCCATCAAGTCTTGGGTTGGTTTGTAAGTATAATTATTGAAATGTGGATTTAATGGCATTTTAACCTATGAATCCTTGTGGTGGAAGTTCGTATTTTAGTTGTACTTGTTCTTCTATTTTATCTACTTCGGCTTTTGCTTCTGATGCCATATTTGCACCATTAAAAGATACTCCACCCGGTAAAGACATACCAGTAAACTTAGAAAGATTTAAACCCCACTGATATTTAATAAGTGCTGTCAAATACATTTTTAAAAGACGATCATTATAAATCTCAGGATAAAGAGCAGGATCTAAAATTCGGTATGCTTCAAATACCAAATAATCTCCTTTTATCATCTTTTCTTCCCAATTTGTTTCTACATAAATTCTATTTGTAACTCGGCTAAAATTAACAGACTTTTCTGGAGTTAACATATCTTGAAGCATTTGCATATGACTTCTGGTTATGTTGTATCCGATTAAAGAATCTCCATAAGTGTTTGTTCTTAAACCATATAAATCATTTAATGCTATTTGATACTTGGCATCAAACATACCCAAACCACCGAGTGTATCAAATAATTGAAAACATTTAACAACACTAATAATAGAATTACCATCTGGATCTAACGCAGGCGCAGCTTCTATTGGTCTAACACCATCTCCTTGTTCTGCCGCTTCTGTTGGTTCTGTTAAAAGAATATAACCTCTATCTATATCTTTTTGTGTAATTTGTTTTCTTAAATATACACGTTCAACACCATCAAAATGATATTCTGCAAAAAATTGCAATGCATCATCTAAACGATCCTCTAATTGTGAATCGTCTACATTTATTTGAACAACAGGATAACCTAATCTTCTTAAGCAATAATCCTTGAGTTGTTCTCTTGTGGCTGGTTTTGCCATGTAAAAATCTCCTTGGTTCTATGTTATTTATAAAACCAAGGAGATTATTTTTATGTTTATTTTTATTCGGTTTATTCAGTAAACAAATATTGAATTTTAGACAATTCTACTACAGACATCTTCAATTCACCTAAAGATTCAATTGAAACCGGTTCCCAAGAAATATCAGTAGTTTCTTCTAAAATTTCACTAAATTCTTTAATAAATTGCTCTTTATTTTCTTCAGTTACTGAATCACCTTCGCCTGAAAACTTTTTAATCAATTTAATTCGTTGATCTTCTACCAATTTTACTTCTTGGTTTAATTGATTTAACAATTTCATCAATTTAAACGAAATTTTGGCTGGAAGCGGTTCATCGATTAATTTATTTAAAGTTGCGACTGAACCATAAATATCTACTAATTTCACCTTCATAATATCTCCTTTAAACTATTTCTGTCGGTAATCTATAATATGTATCTAAGAAATTTTTGTAATTTTTAATTGCTGGAATTATCAAACAACAAGATCCTTCTGAATAACCCTCTGGATTAGCAAGATCTACATGATTATACTTAATGTATTGTGGTAATACAACAGAATTATTAAGTATTCCTTGTCCAGTATCCCAATTAAACCATTGACCGGGGTTTCCACCGCCTCCTTGATCCTGAGTTTTGAGATCTGGATTAATTATTCCTCTGAATATATCAACAAATCCATTTCCTTTTACATTAATATCTTCTAAATTCGTTGGATCTGCCAGTAGTTTATGTAAGTTTCTTCCTGTAACTATATCACTTGCATTTTGTATACTGGAAGGTATTATGTATTGTTGAAATATTGGGTGTATATGATGACGAGTATGATTTTTTTGCTGCTGCGCGACATCAATATTTGGTTCTTCATAAACAAAATGTATTGGATGAAATTCTAATTTAGAAATTAGTTTTTTGAGATTTTCGGCCGCATTAGGACCTGTAAAATATTGGTTGTAAAAATCCCAAACATTTGAACATTTGGTGCCATTAAAATTAGTAAAATCTATCACAATGTAATGGGTAGATAATTCGGTTGGAAATCCGGTAAAATTCCACCAAAGCAATGGATATTGTCCTAAAGAATCTGGACCTTCAGCTGTTGATATCCCTTTGGGTATGTTCAAAACATTATCCGCAGCCTGGCCTAAAATTGTTGTAGTAGTACCGTTTACATCGGTTGACCCTGTATGAAATCTGTTTTCTTCATAATAAAAGGATGTTGTGGACAAATATGTTTTTTCTATGTGCGTTATCGAGTTTGCAAGACTTTCTTGATCCGCAAATATGGCACCACCTCTGCTCCAAGATTCTGAAATATTAGAAGGATCTACCCCAATTACGGAACAAATTGCTCTCCATACGCTTTTTTCATTCGAGTTTAAACTTGACCAATTGTTTGTTGCAGTATTAACAAAAGAATCCCAAACAGAACCTCCGAGCATTTTTATTGTTCTTGATTTTAAATTATTTGTTAACTGCACGTACATTGGTAAAACAAATCTCATTTTTGCCACAGAACCTTCACCCATTAATATTCCTTGAATAAAATCACCAAAAAATGTTAATTTTGCCGCAGGAGGAATATCATTATAATAGTAGTCATTTGGAACAGCTGCATGAAATGCTCCAGATCCTTCTGTTCCTTCTTTTCCATTAACATTAATTGGAGGTATTTGGAATATTTCTGTACATGATCGCTGCGTGTTATCCCATATAAATGGTTTATTTGAATCGTCAAACGGCATATAGCAATAAGAATTACAACAATCTTGTGGATAAATACCGGTTGTAGAAAAAGCAAAAACTGTTCCGTGATTTTCTTTCAAAAAAGAAAATTCTATAGGTGCTCTATCACCGTCTGTTGCTATCCAATTAGTTCCTTTATAAAGAGATCTACAAAATCCTCTATAATTGCAATCATCTGCACCTCCGCCGCCACCTCCACCACCGCCACCACCACCTCCTCCACCGCCGCCCGGACCTGTGCTTGTTTGACTGGCTGGGGGACAACAAAGGATAATACCAGTAATAACATCTTGATAACAGCATTTACTTGGGCACTGCGAACAAGAAGTTTCTAATGATGGATCACAAGTACAAAGCACATTTGGTTCACCAATACTCCCATCAGAATTATTAGGATCTGTACAACCATCTGGATCTGGGCATTGACTCGGATTTGTAGGATCACATGCTCCTGATGGTAAACATTCTCCTTGTTCAAAGAATAAATCTTGTCTTAATTTCCATCCAGACCAGTGTTCGCGCGCACATATAGTTCTAAAATTTAAGTATGTTTCAGGACCATAAGCCGCTATACAAGACTCTTGACCACAAGAATCATACGCATAAATGCCGGGAAGACCAGTATCAAATTTTTGTCTATTTCTTAATAAAACATCTCTATTATAAAATGGATAAATTGAACTAAGTCTCTTAGGTACAACTGCATTGCTTGATAATAAACCATTATATGCACCATCTGCTGTAAAATATGTTAATATGTCACCTGGCTGGGTTGTAAGAGATTCTGAAAAAG